ACATCAGCATCATTAGCATCTGAGTAATTACACTCATGCCATATGTTATTCTGAGTACACCACTTAGAGAATGCCCAACCGCATACGCAGTCAAGCAATAGGTCAGTGAACATTCGGTTACGACCGGCAAAGCTATTACTAGATTCGCAGTGCTTCTGAGCATATTCCTTAGCTTCTAATCGTACCTGCTCTGGTACGAATACGTAAACCCAATCAGGGTTACGATTTGTAAATGAAAACATCATGTTTCCTCCTCGTTTAACTTTCCTTGTAAACATCAATCCTAATGTACCTTATCGGTACGTGACAATACCAACTCCTATGTTTCATAGATTTTTCTATTAATAGTTGAGTCTCTATTCACACTCATCTCCATCCAGTAACCGCCCATAGGTCGTGGACCCATACCCTTCTCGACTGCCCACCCCTCTGCACCATCACCAAACTCATCCTTATATGTACCACAGCGGATCATATCTATCTTCTGAGTCTTGACCTTCATACTCTGGTTCAATGTAGACCGGACAATGGGGAATGTACCCTTCTTGTGAATGTGTCCCGCTATGTATACGTCAGCATCACATTGAAGGAAGTACTTCTGGAAGGCTGTAATCTGCTGGGAGAATGCTCCACCACTACCATAGCCATGATGGGAATAGATAGTGAATGAGTTACGAGCACTATGTAACTTGCAGAAGACCCGCATCCAGTTACCATACCCACCAGCACTGACATGACAATCAGGCTCAACCATCCTGAGTAGCGTTGTAAAGCGATCAATCAGGTCTATCTCCTGACGCTTCATAATGGCTGTCTCATGGTTACCAGGACACACGAGGATTAGGTTATTGGCATAGGGTCGCCACCACTCTACAGCTTCCTCAACAACGAGGTCGAAGTAGTTAGGGCCATCATGCTGGGGAAGCAGTGAACCTTTAGCTTTCCTAGGGTCATAAGCACCTTGCATACAGCAAAATAGGTCACCGAAAATACAGATTCCAGCGTCGTCTTCTAATGCTTTATCAAGGTCTTTCTTCAGGAGTCCCCTGTCGCAGTGGGGGTTATCGAAATGTACATCGGATAAGAGTAGTAGTTTTCTGGTATCCTTTTGACTGTTGAATTGGAGATGTATCTCCTGAATGTTACGGCTATTTCGTTTGACTTCAAACATATTCACTCAACTTTCTTTGTAGACTCTATTTCAATTAAACGCTTTAGGTAAAATAGTGCCTTCTCTAAATCTTGTATGCGAAGTTCCTGTGTATCGTGCTTGTGTTTATAGCGTACAACATATTTCATAATGTTGCCCTGATAAAATCCTAACTGTAGTCCATCGACAGCATCTAAGTACTCTAAGCTACCTTGAGTATAGTGTTTGGGATGATTAACCGGATCACTCATCTACAGTGTCCTCCTCAAATAAACGCAATTCTGGCTCCGAAAAGTGGTGTATTTGTGGAGGCTGTACGTAACTTTTTTTTTGAACACGGCTCGTCGCTGTTCTTGTTCTGGTGTCCATTGTGCTTGAATAAGTGCCTTCATGCGTTGGATTCTCTTACGCATAGTCTCTTGGGCAAACTGACACGTCTCCATGTGTATCAATGCCCTATACTCCTCGTCGCTGGGGTCATCTTTGTGCAGGTAACCACGCTCTGGGTCTTTGAAGTTTTTCTTCACCCAGTACCGTTTGTCACAGAACCCACATAAGTCGTCTCGGTTCTTCACTTCTACGATGTCTCTAGAACACCAACTGCAATACTCCATTATTCCTCCGAGAACAACTGCTTCTCTGCTTCAAACTTGACACGAACCACGTGCTTACGAATAGGACCATTACGCCTTTTAACGAAATGGAAGTCTGTTTTATCTGTCTCTGCTCTTGGGTCAGAACTACGTCCCCACCAGTACAAACCAGCTACGAGGTCAGCGTCTTGTTCTAGTTGACCTGATTCCTTGAGGTCACTTGCCATGAACTCGATCTTCCCACGCTTCTCTATCTCTCGTGATGCTTGACATAGTGCAATCATAGCAATGTCTTCCTCACGGGCAATAGACTTTAATCTCAGGCTGATGTCAGATACTTGCTCATAACGTGTAGCCTTATTGGATCGTAGTAATTGTACATAATCTATGACAACTGCATCAATGTTATATCCGTTCTTAAAGGCTCGCACTTCACGCTCAACATCGTCAATGCTAGATACGTTACGGAAGTGTGGTGGTGTCCAGCCATCGTAGTAAGCCTCAACCATAGCCACGTATTCTTCTCTGTTGTCTATCCAATCCTGTTCATCTGTGACCCCTGTTATCTTCATCAGGCTACGCTTACCTACCTCAGTGGGACTCATTTCAGCATTGAGCATTAGTGCAGGACGACCACATCGTGCAGCATGTTCAATCCATTGAGCACCAATAGCTGACTTACCATGTCCTGGTCGTGCCATAATCAGTGCCATCTCACCTTTGGAGATACCGTCGATGGAGGCATCAATAGATGGGACACCAAAGGGTATGTAGTTACCCTCCTTTATAGAGAGTAGGGATGCTAGAGCACATTCCCTGAAGTCACCAGTTGGTTTTGAGGATACATGCTTGGGTGTCTGCTTTAGTTCATAGGCTCGTGCAATACAGCCCTGACGGAAGTCTTCACGATTAGCCTTATCGTATCCATGTTTCTCTCCCCATAGCACCAATGCTTGGTCTATATCATCTGGGTGCATGTACTCATCGAGCATTGCGACAGTTAAAGATAGGGCACATGCACTTTTAGAGCGATCCTTTAGCCCCTCTAGGTCACCTTCCCATCGTCGTGATAGCAATCCAGTGGGTCGATTAGACATCTGCTTCTTAATGGCAGGGTGTACATCATCCTTGTCTCGCTTCACCGTCAAAGGCTTTAGCCTAATGCCTAGTCGTGATGTAATCACCTTTAACTCAGCGACATCAGTGACCTTGAACTTTGGGTGCGTTGGTTCCCAGTTCTCAAGAACATCTACGAAGTGGGAGTTATTGTAGTAGGGTAATCTGACTAGGTTCCCTAGTCCCTTACCTGTTAGCCTATCCTGTCGTGGATATATCTCAGGCATAGGTATGTCTAGATGATTGGATACAGCCGTAAAGAATGCTCGTGGTATCCATGCTTCTACTGGTGGTTCAAAGAGTAGCCATACGTGTGAGCCTACCCCTGATGCAGATACCTCCACAAAAGGTTCTAGCCCCTGTTGGTCTAAGAAGGTGAATAGCTGTTCTGTCTTCTCGACCCAAGCCGGATCGGGGTTATCAGGGTGTGAGTCAAAGTCCACACATGCCATGTGAACATTGCTATCCCCGTTAAGAACGTAGATGCCAATGCAATTATCGCCACCTAGATGCTGTGTCCTGAAGTCTTCAATACTGAGAGGCTCGTGTAGTGCTCGTGGTGCAAAGCTATGGCCACGTGGCTGGACGGCAAATGTCTCAGTGTTCCCTTTGAAGTGTGTTAATATGCTTTCAATGTACTCATCCGTTAGTCCACTGTCGGTTCCCATTTAGGACCTCCAATCCCCCCGTTGGACTCCTCTTTACCCCATGCAGCAGGATCATCATCAAACCTATCCTGGTTTAAGAACGTAGCCATGTGCAAACAATACTTAGCTTCTTCTAATATCCTTGATTCAGGCCATACCTTAGCGTAGGCAAAGATGCCTCTGAGTATAACGCTCTCCGGCATAGGCAATTCAGGACGTGTTGTTTTGATGCGGAGCAGGGCATTGCGATAAGCCTTCGCAGCCATCTTCTTACCGATCTTGCGAGGGTAGCCTGACCATGCTGCCTCAAACCCTGGTGTGTACAGGTCATCGGCATCTGCCTTACTCTTACGCTTCTTAGATTCCTTTTGCTTTATCATCTCAGTAAGCAAATCTCGTATCTCCACGAGCAATGATTCAATGCTGTTCATACCTATCTCCCTATAGATAAAAAAAGCTGACTGCCACTCCCCCCGATGAAAAAGAGATATGACAGCCAGCCCAACGAGGAGGTTGTCTCCCCTTAGAACGTGCTTTCCCGTTCAGGTGGCGTAGTCGTAGTCGTAGTCGGTGCTGGTGTTGGAACACCCTTCACCATCTTATGTGACCACTTCGCTGCCTCCTGTTTAGCAGTCATGGTATCCATTGTGGTGGACGAAGAACTACTCCCGCTGGAGATGTCCCAGTCCTCACCATGTGTACCTTCTTTCATGTACAACGCAACCTTGTTTCCTATGATACTGATAGCATCACTGTCGTCAAGGCTAAATTGATCCAATGACCCAACAAACCCTGCTGTTGCCAGCTTCTTGATTGTAAATTCAGAAGACTTCTCAGTTAGGTACAGTCGTACCGTCCTTCGAGTCTCTGGATTAACAGGCCCACTTGTCGTATGAACCAAGCTACCAAACTTGATTTCAAACGTAGGGTGTCCGTTTTTAGAAAGGGTTAGTTCCTGCGAAATGACTTCGCCCTCGTAATTGCCAGTAGGTAACTGGCTTTCAAAATTTGACATATCTATATCTCCTATATGATGTCAACAACCTAGAAACATTACAGATTTAACGTACCTGTAATAACTTTGGCAGCAGCTTCAGGACTGTTGCCGAGTAAGTATTGTTCTTCCATTCCGTGACGGTTCTTACAAACCCGTGCCGGATTAGGACTCGTGAACATGATGCGGTCACCCGTACCACGTGCCTTCGCCTTACCGTCTGTCTCCTCAATGTTTTGGACACAGCCTAGCTGTAAGATATTGTCACACCAACGACTCGTCAATGCCCAAACCGATTTATTTGCAGCAGGCTGCCATCGGTCGTAGTCAATGCTATCAGGTGAGTTCATCTTCTTAACCTCAACATGAGCCAAGATGATTACACTGGTTCCTTGACTAGCAATCCCGTCGAGGATCGACAAGAACTCCCGCCAGTTATCCGATACGACATTCCAGCCAGCACCATAAGATTGGAACTTGAGACGGTCACCGTCGAACTTAGTACGCTTAACGTGCTCGACAGCTAAAGACTCAAACCCATCAAGGGCATCGAGCACAAGTGTTCCTGGATTCTTCTTAGACTCCAGTAGTTCATCGAGTGCCTGACATGTATCCAACCAATTTTTCATTGGTGGAAATGCCGGTGTCGCTGGAATCTCACCAGCGTCCTGCAATGTGCCTAAGCTATCCTCGCCAGCAGCTACTAAAAATACAGGGTCGGGGAAGTACGCTGCTGTACTCGTTTTCCCTACACCCTCGCCACCTGAGATGACTGTCTTTGTCCCTCTGGTTGCTGCTTCTGTCGTAATCTTCTCTAACCAACTACTCATTGCTACTCTCCTGTGCAATTAAACTTCTAAAATAAAACTC